GGTTTTGGTTTATAACCACTATCAAAACGTACACGAGAGTTCCATTCTATACTACGATCGCGCATTTTACGAAACTCAAACTCTTCTACAATACTAGGCTTGCCCCCAGTAGTATCTCCCTCAAACACTCCATCGATTAGTAAATCATATTCAGTCGTTTGTTCGGCCGTAGCTTCTTTTATATCAATGTACGTTTTGCCAGCTTCAACTAACATAACCTCTAAAGTTTGATAATTTGGTATAGGTAAAGCTTTTCCATTATCTATATAAAACACACAAAACGTTTCACGTATGACTGAAGATTCATCTGTAGTTCGTAATCGGTTAGCTATAGTTGTTGGGCCAAATCTTATATATGCATCATGAAAGTCGCCTGGATTTAATTGTATTTCTTTGTTTATTAAAAACAGTCCCGTGGCTTTTGGTGGCGGCGGCGCCGGAGGTTCTGGTTCAATAAAAAATGTCCAGTTATCGTCAAATACAGTGTCTAACGCTAAATCACTAACAGTAGGGTATGATTTATCTAATGTATATTCAGTGTACTCTTCTTTACCATCGACAAAAAATAAACGGTTATCGACACGATCGGCTAATGGTAATGGCTTTGTATTTGTTTTATTAAAAGCTTCAGGTTTAGATTTAGCTTCGTCGAGTTTTAACCGGCCGGCAGCATATACAGGATCATCTGGAAATTCACGTTGCATGATACGTAATAATACCGCATCCATGTCTAGATCGGTAGATTCTTTTGTATTATTTCTACGTGTAAATCTGTTATTAGTTGCCATTATATTATCTAACTACTTTAAAGTAAAAGCCTTCAGCATATGTTTGTATATCATCTCCACCGGAACGTTCTATACGTAACACTATTTTGTAATAGCGTTCTGGCTGAAACGTATTTAGTCGTAGTTTAAAGAAACTACCTTTATCGTCACATGATATTTGTGTTGCATTTGTATCAAATGGAATAATTGTTTCCATTGTTACTGCATCTTGAATACTATAATAACTTGACGTTGGTAATCGATAATCAACTAAATAATTAGAACTTGTCGAATATGACCTCGCCGGAAATTCTGGACGTGCTGCTATACGAAAAATAGCACGTTCATTTTCACGATATTCGTTACGTATATTTTTTATGTATGGAATATACACATCGTCAGATATTTCCGGCTTTGATCCTGTACCTGTCAACGTGGTATCATTCCATGCTACTTCTAATCTAGGTACATAAATTGTATGAGTATCTAATCCATAAAATTTTAAATCACCCACTGGATCGCCCGATCGTTCATCCGTCCTAGAACGCTTTATCATGAATCCATGATTAGGTATCGTGCCATCAATCCATTTTTTAATGATATCCGTCACATCCATACGTACATCAGGTAATTCGTAATTAAATGATTGACTAGCCTCAAACCCTGAACCAGTTATCCAAGTGCCACCTCCAATGCTATCAGTTATGCTGTAATCATCTTTGCTATGAGCAGATCCTGTATTCCACATGATACCGGATACTCTACCATTACGGTAGTACCAAGAAGCTCCATTAGTAGTTTCTGGAACATTATCAAAAGTTCCAGTACCGTTACTCCAAGATTCTGATACTGGATATGCATATAGTGTATAATTAATAGGTAGATCGGTAGCTGAAGCTACACGCATGTTTAAGTATACTGATGATGAATTTATATGCTTGCCGACTGGTGGCATATCTCCGGCTGATATTGCTGAAGCGATTGCTGTTATCTGTGACCCGAAGTCGATTAAAAATCTAGTATTATATGTCGTATGAAATATAGAACTTGACGGAGTTTTAATTAATTCTAGTAGTGGATCTATACCCGTATTTTTATATGGATATCGTTCGTATAACGTAGTATCTCTCTCTGGATAATATAAGTGGTACATACTCTACTCTTTACAATTTTTACGGTTTAACTACACGTCCTTTTATATCTACATTAGGATATTTAACTTCAAAAATACAAGGATCTAAACTAGGATAAACAATGTTATTTTTAGTAGCGCCTTGTATATCATATACATTGCCAGAATATCCTTTGTTCATATCAAACAAGTTAACGATTTCAAGTCTAGGTACTGATTGTACATTGTATAATACATCAAGCTCACTAATAATGTTAGAAATACTAATGCCGGCATTTATCTGCATACGATCAGGTTCAAACAATTCTTTTAATCGATTAATACATGTTAAAATTACTTCGTTACTATTGGCATTAGGAACTGGTATCACTTCAAATTCAATTCCTATGTTTACAATATACGCATCTTTTATGTTAATGGCATCTGTTAGCATTCTATAATTTGACAAGTATGTACGTAAATTTTCTTTTGTAGCAGGATTTGCAACTGTTAAATTTTTATTACCGTCATATGCCAACACATATAAATTTAATGCTAATGGATTAGAAATAGTATCTCTTGGATAAGTTACATCTGATGTATCTACTTGTGAATCTCCTATGATATAGGCTTTAGCTATTGATCCGTATCTATTTGGCATGGCATATGTACGAGCTATATAATCTTCTCTAGTAATAGCACGATTTTGTGCAGCAAAAGCAGCTAAAGCATTTTGTCGAATATTATCGACCGATTCTTTACTTTTACCGCCCGTTGCAGGAGCTGGATTGGTTATAGCTACACTAGCTTTTGTCGATGTTAGATCTAATCCATATATTTCTGCAGACGTGTTATATGTAATATCGGTTATTTTAGTTATAGTATTTAATCCTACATTGTCTTTTATACCGCCACCTATACTATATTGTACTGTTAATGTTACATTGCTAGGAGCTAATCCATATGTACTAGTATATAAAAAGTTAGTTGGATCTAAATTATCTAACGTAGTCCTTTTCAAATAGTCTAAACCTAAGCCAACGTTTTTAGGATTAGGAATAATTTCCATATCAGAATACGCACTAATTCCAGATCCAAATTGTATCTCTGTACGATTATCTTGTCGTAGTCTGGTCACAAATCTACGAGGTACAGTTTTAAGTTTTAATATATACGGCGTAGTACTACGATACGCAGCCAATTCTTGATCATTATACGGTATATTGATTATATCTTCAAATATAGTATCTTGAGCCAAATAATCGACTTGATACCATATATAACCATCATCATCAGTAATACTAATAATATCGAGTACATTAGTTTCTGGTAATGCAATTTTATCGTACGGTTTAGGTGTAGTAAACGGAAATGTCTTAGTTATAACCTGACCCGAAACTGCTTGTACTGATTTCTTCAACAAATAGAATTGTACATCACCGGTATTATCAATTTCGTATACAGATACATCCATCAGATCTAACGAACTACTAAATGTAAAATCTACTTTACTAAGCGTTCTAAATTTTACAGGCTCTGCAGGACCGCCGGATGTTGTATCCGTTTCTACAATCATACCTTCGTCAATAACCAATGCATATCGCATATCAGGTCTAGCATTAATGCCGGTACCGATAGCAGGCACTAATTGATAAACATCTAGATCTACAATTGACGGAGAACTAAGTTTTGGCTTATAACCAAACATCTGCGATAATGATAATACGTTAGCATCTTCAACAGCTTGTGTTAACATAGACTCACGAAATGTTTGATCAGTATAAAAAGATAGCACATCGCCTACGTATGATGCCATTTCTATAAACATCATACCAGGCGATGATTCATTAAAATCGTTATATGTGCATGGAAAATACTGTTTAGCAAACGTAATTAAATTTTGTCGAAATTGTCCAAAATCTTTGTTTAAGTATTTTACATCTTTATTGACTACGTTCATTAAAATCTCCCACGATTATTAATTGCGGCTAATTGATATCTAGCATTATCTCCGCCTTCTACATTACTAAGTATAATATCATTTTCATTGGCTAATACATTAATAGTTAAATTACCACCGCCTTCCTGTGTCGTAAACACAATTCGTATATTAATGCCATATTCGCGTGTAGTACTACGAGTAACATCAATACTTATAATTCGTATGTACGGCGTCCAGTATTCAGCTGAACTATTAATTTCATCTGTTATACGATCGTATAATGCATTAACATCTTGCTCAAAAATAAACGCTTGCAAATTAGTACCAAACTCTGGTTGCATAAACCGCTCACCTCTCTGAGTCAATAGTAAATTTTTAAAATTACTAATCGATTGTTCTCGTGTTGTATATGTTTGTTCAAATACGCCTGGACCGTCAATTTTAGAATCTGCTCCATATGTCGAATCTCCAGAACTAAAACCTGAATTTATATTGGTTTCGGTTACGGCAGTGCCTCCCTTATTGAAGGGCAGTTTAATTCCACATGCACATTCATTAGTTGCAACAAACGGAGCATATCTATAGACTTGCCGTGCCACTATTTAATACCCCTTTTTCTATCAATAGCTTTCATTAATGACGAATAGTCTTTATTCATAGCATTAACTACAGTAGCTACACTTTCTTTTGAAGTATCTACAGGCTTGCCATCAAGATCATGTACCGGAATAAATGATTCCGTTTGTCGGCTAGTACCAAATGCCCGAGCCATTTCAGATGAGAATGACAATGTCGATCCCTCAGATAAATTTATTGGACGGCTGGCTGTATCATTTAATAATTCATTTAATAACGGATCTTTTACAAACTTTTTAGGCTTTGTAGCTTTATTAGTATGCGATACAGTTTCTGTAACCGGTGCAACGTATGTAGAATTAGTACGTTCAGTCAATAAAGCACGTAACTCAGTACGTACTGCTTGTTGTACTTCTTCACGTATAATGGTTCGTAGTGTTTTTACAAAAGACTTTGAATCCATAGTACTCCTTTAAAATAAATATGTTTACGATACAGTTCCTGGCGTTGT